TGACGGCTTTGCCAGCCGTCTCCTTTAAAATATGTCGATTCATGCTATGCAGTACAAAAATCCGGTGAACGAATCCACCTTGAAAATACTACAAAACATCATTGAATGACATTTAGATTAAACGAGACGGAGACGTTCTACGAACGCTACTCTAGCTTTAAACATGCGTGTACATGCGGTTCCCACCGACCGGGATTCTCCGAAGAGAAAACTCAGTTTTCTTGAGGTAACCTTTCCTGAGCACAAATGCTCCCACGAAGGGTGAATATTGGCCCAATTCACATAGGGGTTCTTTGTTTTAACGGTTTTCTCCGGTTTGATATCGCAATTGCTCTCTGCGCGCACATTATCTTTAAGGACCCTGTCCAAGAGGGTCCCCCGCCCCACGCCTTACACAGGCGTGGGCACAGCGGGTTGCAAGTAATAGCTGGGGACATTCAAGAAGAAGAGAGGTTGAAAATCAGGACCAGCATGCCAATACTTATCGATGCGAAGACTATTGATTGCTCCTGTAGTACTTGAAACTGATAAATAAAAAGTATCATCAGCGCTTCCATCTTGAGTAGTTGCCCCAGTGGGTGCCACAGTGGTATTACCTGGTGCAGTAGAATTAAACTTAAATAAATTATAATTTGGGCACAGTACAGATAAACCTGCTTGCGTTTTCTGAGTCGTTAGGGCCATGCCTCCACTAGTATTCAAACTTGTGATTAACTCATTATGAGGTGTGGTACTTGACGAAGTAACAGATCCAGAAGACAATACATCATCATCCCACACCATATTGTTCACTGGTTCCCTAACAACACGAATGTCGTCATAATGGACTGTATTTCCTGTTAAAGAATTACAATTAAAAGTCCACACTCCAGAACCTCTGTATCCTACGAAACAAGGCAAAATCCAATTGACAGGATTTGTCTTTGTATAATTGAAGGGCGAAGTTCCAACTCCCACAGTTCGATTAGCCACATGAATACCATTTGGATCAAATCCATAATATGGAGGCAATTTACCAAAAGTTGAGACTAAGGAAGAATAGGTACTAGTGCCAGTTTGCTGCTGAGAATAAACAAAATTTGCGCGATGCAAGAGTACACGAAGTGATTTAATAATCTCTCCATAATTGATTCTCATTTGCGATGGTAAGGTCATAGGTCCCGAAGATCCCATCACTTTGCGCTCATGTTCTTCAGCAGAAATATCTTTAGATTGTACTTGGTAGTGCGAAAGCTGGGATCCGGGCCTCCGAGGATTTCCGAATTCCATATTATCTGCACCACGAACATAACACAGTATATTTACTGGCGCTGTGAGTACCGGAGCTGTTAGTGCTGTTAACACTCGCACAATTATGGCTCCATTATCCCTGTTCTCAACAACATTCCACGTAGGAGTTAAAGAGTTGGTAAAGGGAATTGTAGCAACAGTATTGAGAGTTTCGGTCCGCAAAAACGGCAACGCCTGATTGTACGGAACTCGAATTTCAACATCATCACACTCTCCTATATCAATGATCTGAGAGTATATGGCGGATGTCACTTGCGGAACAGTCACAACATTATTTACAGCATCACCTTGTGGATCAAAAGCAATCATTAAACGCCCTTTATGATAAGGGCTCGCTATGATCTTGAATCTAAAGATAATATCGCCTCTCCAACCTTCAAATAAGACGGTAGGAATAGCCATTGGAGTATGATCTACAACATTGTTCACAGCATTTCCATTTTGCCTAAACATATATGGATGTACACGTGAATAGAACAGAATATCATCTGCCGCATTTGTGGTGTTCCACGTTGAACGCAATATATATGACTCTTTCTTTACGAAAGAGTCTATCGCTAGTGGATCACCAGGAGGAGCTCCAACTAATGTCGGATCAATGCTAAGTTCATTCTTGGCATGAAGTGTTAACTTCTCATTCGGAAACCCAATTTCTGTGCTAGCTAATGGACCAAAAGCTCGTGGCTGATATGGTAAGACATTTTCAATCACAGGCACATTGGTATATCCAAATAAGCTTGCTATTCCAGAGATCGCTTGTGCTCCAATTTCAGTTGCTGTAGCGAATTTTCCTATAATAGGAATATTACGCATTGTGCGCGCCATTCGAGCAATAGTTGAAGCCGGTGCTGAAATGGGACCATTCCCATATTCATCGGCCGTCATCTCTTTGGATTGCAGGGCTAAAGATAACGTAGAACCCGAAAGCTCCACATCTTCTGCCCATGCATATATCTGAACTGTCACTCCTGTACCGGTAACACCATTGGCGCTCCGAAGAGTTGTAAAAGTTAAGAATTCCAAAAGACCCATATCACGAAAATCTTGTGCGGTATTAATATCTAACCAATTCTTGTGATAGAAAAATGGTAGTGTCATTTCCGCCCCCATACTGTGTTGGGGATAGATATACGAAATAGGTCTCTGAGAATAGGGCATCAAAAATTGATCACCTGTAGATGCTTTAATTGTATTTGGTGTCAATGCGGGCAAAGGCTGATAAGCCATACCAAGACATCCATAGTAAAATGGTGACGCATTTATCATAACTTTAACTTTCAAATTGCATTTTATAAACGCAAAATTGTTCAGTTTAAATTTAATTCTCGCATCGTTAAAAAATAAATGCCAAGGTCTAAACAGACCCAAACTAACGTCTGCTGAATCTGATTCCAACCAATTGAATGTTCCAATTCGCACTGGGCGTGACAGGAAATGGGCTAGATCAGCTACTGAGATCTGATCTTGAAGATCAGTAGGGTTCAGAGGTGTATAATAACCCTCATCGACCACAGGAGTTTGATCTGTAAATTCTACAGTTTCCTGATTAACGACCACTCCTTGGGAAGGATCTGAGGCGGGTAGAGTTTCACTCTGAAATTCATAGACAGAATCATAATGAATAAATGCATTCTGTCTAACCAATGTAGGGCATTGCACCCTCTCCACGTTTTTATTTAAAGAATTTTTCGCAATTAATTTAATATTCATTGTACTTTTATAATTATTATTATACAATATAGATAATTTTTGTGTTCTAACTGACACTTTTATAAATATAAATTTCGGGGATCGCCCTAGTAAGAAAATATGTATATATCCATTCTTTATGCATTTATATATCACTTAAACGACATAACAGTAAACTACATATACATTACCCTTTTGGTTTACATGGACCTGGTGTAATAGGCCCTAGCTAAGTTTATCGACATTCTAGGTCAGTTGCACACTAATTGCGCGAACTCTTCCAGAACTCATCATAAAACTGTTCCCACGTAGGAAACGAATTCTCTGATGTGTATAATTCTAGGTCATTTTTGGCAACAATACGTTGGAACATGAGACTCTTCTTATTGAAGATCTCTTTTCCATAGTAGAAATACTCCCTGTGCATAGATTCCATTACTGCGATAGCATGGTACTCAGCACTCAGAGATTTAGATCTCACACATACTGTCAAACATTTGCCTATCGATTCCTCATCAAGAGGAGCTAAGTAGGCACCAACATCTTCGTCCCATCTCCATTCCCTTTTCAAAAAAGAAACTTGAGATATGTTCAGATAAGGTACACTCGCAGCCTCTTTATCTGCCATGGTATAATCTACACCTATGTCATATAAGACCTTCTGTATGGTAGTATGATCAAAGAAAGGACTTCTCTTAGAGATACCCATCACATTATCATCACCATAAGTCATGAGTGCCACATCCTGTTTGAAATTCTGTGATGTTTTCTTAGGACTAAGTACTGCGTAGCAATAACGCATATACAATGAATTGGCTATACTATTAATAATAACAGTTAGAGGATGTCCGGAAGGATTACTTCCATACATCTCAACCAAATCTCCATTGAAATCCATGAGAGGGAATGCCGTATCTTCAGCAACACCCTGCATGACCAAAAGATCTTGCACAGTGTATCCTGCCGCCTTACAAATGTCTCTCAATATGTCAAAGCAAGCCAAGATCATATCAGGACACATTTTCTTATCGTAAACTCGATAATCACCAGCAACAATTCTATCTTCCCCAAACTGAGTCAGGTAAGAATGCATATTGCCCCATTCTGTGGAACACGCATTGGTTCCTACAGCTGTTTCGAAGATATACTTGTTATTCTGAATCACTCTAATGAGCGATAGAAAGTATTTCCGAACCACAAAAGACCAATCTCCAGGTCCCCCGCAAAATACACGGGTTTTCTGTTCTTGAATCTTCTTGAAGGTAGTGGGGTCATCCTTAAGATGTCCACAAAAGCTTGGCATGAACCTTTTTCCAGCATGATAAGTTTCTATAATCGTATTAATACGACTTTGAATCTCCTCAGTAAATTCCATAGGTTCTGTAAGACCATCCTGCTCTGGAATAGGGCGTAAGAAATACTTCTTTCCCTTCTTCCATGGATCGCCCATGCTAGTGTGTCTATTCATTTTATCAACAAATTTGACACCTGCGGCACCATTAAGTGTGGTGACATCGTCATAAACTTTGATTTCGTCAAGTTGGTCTCTAGGCAGATTTTCAAGAATATCTGCCAGAAAAGATTGTTTACACTCTGTAAGAACGGTAACGTCCATCTGAGTAACGGGTTTTACCATATCAACAGCAGCTTTTCGCCAAGGTCCCCATCCTTTCATCACAGGTTTATCATGCTTAACTTCATATCCTTCTTCTAATACAGAAGCTTGAATTAAAGTGGGCACAACTCGTGACTTTGGGGTGGGTTTAAATCCTCCAAATGAACCGTAGACATTAGCAGTTCCCTGCTCTATATATCTAAATACGGATTTGGAATGGAGATCTGAAACCTCACGTTCAGCGCTCTCACTACTAAGCAGTGGAGCGTTGGATACGACTAGTGGTTCCGGAAATAGTTTAATGTATGATTCCACCATCTCTCGCGAGATGATAGCACATGCACCAAAGCATCTATCCGGTTGTCCCAGGGCATGAATACCTCTAATAAGAGGTCCCATACCGCTAAGGCACACCACAAGTGAGCCACAATCCCCCAACACTGTGGGTTCTGTAGGACAATATTTCCATGTTTCCTCAATGGTACATCCATTGGAGGCAGTTAATTTACCACCATAGCACATAGCCTTAAGAGGATTTTGTTGAACTATTCCATCAAAGGTGCGTCCTATAAGGACACCATTGCCTTTGAATCGAGCTTTACCAGTCACAAAAAGTGATGTTATATCAGCTCTTGTTGGTAAACATCGCAGACGAAAAATGCACACATCATCCTTGGGAAATCGAAAGATCTCACCTTGGGTGACACGCACTGTTATGTTACGAGTTATACCCACACTGGCTTTATCCACAATGAGTTGCAATTGTATATCCCCTTCAGAGGGCATATTGTGGTTATTTGTCATATAAATATGACCAGCTAAACAGACAGCGCGTCCTAGACGCACCATCAACCGATCCTCTTTTGAACTATGGTAACCAGCAACTATGCTAATTACATTTTTAGATAATCTATCCACCACTTGAGTTTCTGATAAAGAATTCCATGATGTTGATAATGAACTTACATCAAATGATGATAATTCATAA